AGAACTCGTAACAATCGCCATGACGCATCCAGACGAAATGACCAACGTCCGCGCCTGTTCAAAACGATCCGAATACGTGTTGTCCTTGGGTGTCGTGCCCACGCGGCTATTGCGGCGAGCAAACAGTTGGATGGCAATCGCACACAAACCCCGCAAATAAAAAAGCCCGCGATCGGTAATCCGACAACGGGCAAACCCATCGGGTGACAGGTAGGAGACACCTTTAAAAGTAAACAATTTTATTTACAAACCACTTGTCACGGTAAACATTATTGATTACAATAGTCTCACTGAAACAAACAAAGGAGGTGCGGTGAAGCAGAGTGAGTTTGTTAGGTGGCTCAAGCAGCAAGGGGCGACTTTCAAGGATGGTTCGAATCACTTGAAAGTCACTCTGAACGGCAAGACGAGCTTCCTACCAAGACACCCAGCCAAGGAGCTAAAAACAGGACTTGTCGAAGGTGTAAAAAACAACTTAACCTAAAGTGAGACAGCCCCGAAAGGGGCTACTCTCACGACTGCTTTACCGCACTTTGTGTTGTCTTGCGAGAATAGAACGATACTGGAGAAACAATGAAATACCCTGCAACCTTTACCGCTGACAATGACGCCGGCGGATTCGTCGTTACCTTCCGCGACATCCCTGAAGCAATCACCCAGGCGACGACGAAGCCGAAGCGCAAGCCATGGCGCGCGATGTACTGACCGAAGCAATGAGCGTCTACTTTGACGAAAAACGCCCGGTACCGATGCCATCCAAACCCCGCAAGGGCGAACAATTGGTGTCACTGCCAGCGAGCATTGCGGCCAAGGTCTTGCTACTCAATGAAATGTTGGAGCAGAACATTCCGCCCGTTGAACTTGCCCGACGTCCTTGATACAACGCGGCAGGAGGTCAACCGCCTGATTGATCTCGGCCATACAACAAAGATCGACCGCATTGAGGATGCGCTTGCAGCACTGGGCAAGGAACTTGACCTTAGTGTCGCGTGATCAATTCCGCTTTGATGCCCTTGCCAATCCAATAGGCAAGTTTCTTGTCGTCCGGCTGGCGCCGCGTCATCACACAATACAGCGCGACGCCCCAGATATAGTGACGCAACCACCAGCGGCAACGTATCCGCACTTGTATTTCACCGTCGCCATTTCACGCCCCAATAGAAAAAGCCCCGGACCGTTAGGAACGAGGCTTTAGAAACTTGGAACACACCATAGTCGCACTGACCATGTGTATATAAAAACGGATATTACTGGATAGTTTTTTCCGGGGCAAGCTTTTTCATATCAGCGCCGAAAAGAGTTTCAATCAATTTATCGACCGCCACCTGTGCGCCATTATCCGCGTTCTTGAGCTCGGCCACGATCTTGGCCTTGTAATCGTACAGCGTACTTTTGCCAATTCTGGTCTGCTCCGCCACGACACGGATGCTCAAACCCGTTCGTAATAGGATCGGATAATGTACTCGCGGGCGACACGCATCGACATGCCGCTGAACGTGCTGAGCGCCCACTGTCCAAGCGTCCCTATCGCCTCTTTGTATTCCGGCAGGATCATTTCGTGACTGCCGCAACATGAGCATTCACCGAACCGCGGCGAATACCTGGCGACGATGCACGCCTTCTGTATCGGTGTCAGCTTGTCTACCTGCTTGCGGATCAAACCCGCCTGCCCTGCGCCATCCAGCGACACCAGACCTTTGCCGGTACCGACGATTCCGGATTTCATCATCTGCGCCATTTGGGATTGCGCAAACTGCTGCGAGGAATAATTAAACGCAAATGTCAGCGCGTCATGGCTGTTATTGAAAAGATCGGTCATTTCTTGCCCTTGGGTTTATCGAGTGTATTGGGGTAAATTTCATTGGCATGCACGCGCAGAGTCTTGCCCTGCTCCGTCAATATCTGGAAGTAACAACGGTCTGCCGTGGCGTGCAGAAAACGGGCGCGCACCATGCCGAGGCGCAGATCCCGCACTTGCAGATCGAAGCGCTCCCGCTCATAGCTGGCCGGCACTAATTGCAAAATACTGGAAACCATTGCGGTGACGGCGCTGCGCGGCGGCTGACCGGTGAAAATTCCGGCCTTATTGCCAGCCTCATAGGCGGCCGCGATCATTGTGTCAGTAACATCAATTCGGCTCATTGCCCGCCCCCCCCTATGGCGATATCGATCAACACCTTGCCGGGCGCGCTACCGTACTGGCGGCGAATCATTACCGGTTCAAACTGGCTATCGTCCACGCCCAGTGCTTCGGCAACACCATCCAAGCCCCACTTGAGCGCAGCCAGTAAATTGTCGCGATCACGCCGCCGCCGGTCTGGCTGGACAAAAGTGATGGTCACAGCGATTTCGGCCTTTGTTGCCTGCCAGCGCGCAGCGTTAGCGACAACGCGGGCAAGCACAAAAGCATCGTGATGCGCACGCTTGCGCAAGCCAGTTGCAACAGCCCAATGCTTGCCGGTGTTGCGATTCGGATTCAATTGCGGGTTTGGAAAAGCAAGCTCTATTCGCAAAGGCAACACCATCATGCAGCCACTCTGCGCGGCTGCATGGCCATCGCATCCAGTGCAGCAAGATCAAACCCAGAGCCAAACGGATTACCAAGCCCCTGCTCCATGCACCACTGCTGCAACCGAACAAACCCATTGGCGGCGCATTGTTCATAGCCAGCCCGATGTGCTGCGGCCAACACCGTGAAGAAATGCGCCATTTCTGGCGAGTCGGTGAAAGCGGCCCGCACCCTCGTTTTTATCTTCGGGGTTCCACTGGTAGCGTGAGGCAAGGTACTTCAGGTCAGCGGATAACGTTTCTGGATAGCGCATGGTCAAACTCCACAGCATCGGCGAGTTACGCCGGTATCGACGGAATAGAGTTTCGGCAAATCGTGCCGGCCCTCAAGATATTGAAAGGATTGCGGGTCGAACCAAAACTGATATTTGCCCTCGGTTTCGCCGTTGCGTTGCTTTTCCAGCATCAACAACATGTCTGGCGCCGGGGCCAGCGTCTGGTCGCCCTCTCGCGTTAGTTTTTCTTTTTCTTTGTTGCGCCAGACCACGAACACGTTATCAACCAAGTCGGTAATCGCGCCCGATCCCTTGATGTCGAATTTCCCCGGCACGTCGTATTCGTTCTTGCCCTTCTTGACGTGCAACACCAAGTGGATGTGCGTCCCTGTTGAACTGGCAATCTGGCACAAGCCATTGACGAAATCTTTTTGCCCGTTGTAGTTATCCTCGCCAGCGACGACTTTCATCAGGTTGTCCACCACGAAATGATTCACCCGGAATTTATCGATTGCGTAGCGAATGACCGCCAGCATGGTTTGCGGGTTACTACTGCCCACATGGTCATAAATCCACAGCCGGCCATCAGTCCAGCGATGAAACTGCTCGATGTACTTGTGCGGAGGCAAACTGCTGCCGTTTGCTTGGCGCACCATACGTCCCATGAGCCGGCGCGGCGACATTTCCAACGAGGCCATACAAACCCGTTCGCTTTGCACCATCAAATCCAGCACCACCTGCCCCACAGCCTGGCTCTTGCCATGGCCGTTAATCCCCGCCCATAGCGTTACCTCTCCTGGGCGGAAATAAAAATCAGCCTGCGTTTTACGCCATCCAAGACGAACACGCGGCGTTTCATCCGGTTTGTAAAAATCGTCGATGACGTCTTGCAACCAACCGCTGGCAGGCACCACACGATGCGCGGCAGGTGGCTCATCCCAGTATTCGGAAAATCAATGTGATCGGGTATCAGTTTCATCATGGCCGCCATGCAAAGTCATGATTCTGGAATTCGAACCAAGGAAGAAAATCAAGCCGATGCCGCCACTGCGACTTTTGGCTTTTCAATATCGTCGACCACCGGCAAGGCCCACACCTGCGCGCCACGAAACAGATCCACATTCCACAGGGCGAGGAAGGTCGGGGTACTCACGCCCCAACGCCAGCAATACCGCCTTGGCCTTATCCTTGTCTGGGCATTGACGAACACGCATAGCTGAAGCCCTACAGCCCAGCGCCAGTCATAGGCAGCATTCGGATTGACGTACACCGTCTGATTGTTTTCGCCTGTCGGGCCGATCATTGAGACGATGATCAACTCGGACGGCTTGAGTCCGCGTTTTCGCGCGTCGATTATTGGCTGAGCGCCATTCGGTAGCGTCATTTCGCACCTCGAAAGCGGGCGTCCACCGGTAGCGAATGCATTGACGCATCGCCAGCATGCCCAGCAACGCCTGTCATGGTGCCAAGTTGTCCCACGTACTGAGCGAATTTCGTCGCATTGAAAAGCGTGTTCGGACGGAGGTACTGAGCCATCTTTGGATCGCGCGCCCATTCCGCCACTTTGGCATCAATGACCGCCTTGCACTCACTCAGACTCGATTCGTCTAGCCTGCCTGTGATGAGCCGCAAATTTACATCGAGGGGCCTGTACGCTCTCCCTGCCCTTTGGTTCAGATAATCCAGAACTTCCAGCGCGTCCTGCCTGCCGGACAATGTAGTTGCTTTTCCTTTTACTGTTACTGCTACTGTTACTGCTACTGGTTTCGATACCGTTTCATTTGCTGTTTTAGACGGTATCGGAACCGTTTCGATAGGGTTCTTAGAAACCGTTTCGATAGGGTTTCCAGAATCTGGAATAACCGTTTCAGACGGGTCATTTTCCTCAGAAATTACCGCATCCAAACCCGGCAAAAGCTCAACAGGATAATGTTTTCCATGCTCTTTTATTGCCCGGCACAGCATTTTCCGCGCACCAATTGGAGGTGTAATTGACTCATACAGTTTCGCCGCTGACTTGCCCACATTGGGGTTGTCCAGTTTGTTCCACTTCAAATGCTTGAAAATAACGACCCAATGGGACCGTTCGCAGCGATAGGCGAAACCCTTTTGATACAGTTCCGAGAATGCTACTGAAACCCGCTCCGCAGTCCACTGCATATCGTCTGATGCGTAGGCATTTCGGCAGACGGAAACAGCCCAACATGTTCCCATGCGGACAAGTCATCAAGTACAAGGCCAAAGCCCGGCCAT